TATTTGACTATTCCTAGCATAGGTCTTTTATCATACAAATTAGACTTTGCAAACTGTCCATCTGCATGATTATAATGAAGGAACACTTGACCACATAATTTACCTTGAAAAGGCTCTCTCCAGTGCTCTAATTCACATCCAGAGTAAATAAGCATATCCCCTGGTTTTAGGTCTACTTTTATACCTTTGGGTGCTCCAGGCTTATGTATACCTTTATACTCGTCTATGACGTTGTCAGACCCCGTAGGATCGATGAATATAGGCCAGTTATCTCCACCTAGGTTTAATGTCGTAGATATCTCACAGCTGGGTCTATCTTTGTGTCTTCTTAAGATATTACCTTTTCTGTAGAGCCTTGTGTATGAGTATGTAGGCACTAGTTTAAGTCCTGTCTTTTTCTGCATTACAGCTATAGTCTTAACCAACAGTGTTTCCATTAACCTGTCGCCATATTTAGCGTAAGAGTTAGGAACTTGTGGGTCGTTAAAATTACCTACAAGTTTGTTACCTGCATGAGTCACACCATTGTTTAACATCCAGTAATCTGCTTCTGCTGATATTTGTAAATACCTATAAGCTATGTCTGCTACCTCTTTTGATATAGCACCACGAATAACTTGATATTTGTTTTTCTTAAAACTCATATTTGTATAAAATTATAAGACACAGATATTCTCCAATTCTTTTCACCTTTGTCTGTATTCATATTTATATCAACACCATGGGGAAGCCAAGATGGAAAAAAGATCATACGTCCTTCTATAGGTTCATAAGCACAGACTCTCCATAATTGTTCAGGTAGATTATCTACCCTTCTAGGCATATGTTGATTTGGTCCTGGTCTAGGATCTTCTAAAAACAATTTACCAGAGTTCTTAGGCACTTTGATATAATACACACCTGACCACATAGAGTTAGGGTGGGTATGTGTTTTGTTGTAGCTATATGTTGGATTAATATTAGCCCACATATTACCAAGTCCCAATTTACCTGTAACACCATAATCTGCATTACACTCATAGGCCATTTTAAATAATTCATCTATAAGTGGTTGATATTCTTTTCTTTTATCCATATCGGTTTTACTGTGCCAACCAAAACCAGAGTTTGTTTTCTTTTCTCCTTCAGGATCTGCTTTACGCCACTTTTTTATTTCCA